TACGGTGAGTGCTGATGAGTAGCATTATTGGACGTACCGGTAAGGCTGTAGACACCCGACCGCTTAAGGGTCTGTTCTTTGGGCCCAGCAAGAGCGGTAAGACCACACTTGCAGGCACAGCACCGAAGGTTCTGTTCCTTGATGCCGAAGGCGGCACCATGTCTCTGCGTGGCAAAGACGTGGACGTGTTTCCGATCAGAATATGGGCTGATGTTGAGGACGCCCTCAAGACCCTCACGTTGGAGAAGCATGAGTGGAAGAGTGTTGTAATCGACAGCGTAACGATGCTACAAGAAGTAGCAGGCGAGGTGGCTGGTCTCAATGCTGCAATAGTGGCGGGGGACGATCCCCGACGAGCGTATGGCGGGGTCGGAGCCATGATCCGGCACAAGATTCTACAGTTCAACGCACTGCCCATGAACGTGATCTTCACGGCTCAGCTAAGAGAGCGAGACCAGCAGGATATGGAGAGCGGGCAGTACCCACTGACGCCAGACGTTACGCCCGCTATCTTGCGAACACTTATGGCTGCGCCGGATGTAATTGGAAGGACCCTAATCACGCAGACGGGTGCGCTGTCAACCGACGTGGAATACCGCGTGCGGTTCGGACCCGAGTCCCTAAGCCAGGTGGGTCACAGAGACCTGGCTCTACCGAAAGAGGTTAAAGGCCTCACCATTCCCAAACTGATCGCAATGACGAAAGAGGTAAAGTAACATGCCAGCAACAGTTCGCAACGTCCCCCTGACCGACTCCGACTTCGAAGAGAGGATTTCATACGACGACTTGGAAGACGGTGACTACATCGCTGACCTTGTCGACGTCGAGGACATCGAAGCATCCAGCACCGACAACTACGGGTGGGGCTTTGTCTTCGTGGTCAAGGGCCTGAAGATCAAGAGCTCCGTGTGGCTCAAGGGCGGTGGTGGCTGGAAGGTGCGTGAGGTATTCAATGCTCTCGGCGCTCCCATCGTTCCCGGAACTGACACCAGTAAGCTCAACCCCAATGTCCTGGTCGGTCGTCGCTGTGTCGTGACCATCAAAAAGGAACCAGGCAAGAAGGACCCGTCCAAGAACTACACCAACATCAGTCGCCACACACCCCTCGTCACCGAGAGCGTGCCGGACTTCAGCGACCTCTAATGAGTGAGCAGCTCATCGTTCGGAAGATCATGAGCCTGCTGAAAAAGCGGGGAGCCTGGGCCTATAAGACCCACGGCTCCCCGTTGTCTGCGGGCTACCCAGACATCATTGCGTGCTACAAAGGGTTCTTCCTCGGACTAGAGGTTAAGACACCCGAGACATCGCACACTACTACAGCTCGACAGCTAGCACAGCTCAAGCTCATCAACAAGGCACGCGGCAGAGGTCGCGTCGTTGTCTCAGCCCAAGAGGTTGAAGACCTTCTCGATGAGCTCGACCTGTGGTACTAGAGTAAAATCATCCCCACACTATAGGTGATTGAATCTGTGTCCGCGTGGGTCACAGTCACCTTTAGTGTTGGCGGGAGATGCTCTGCAGCAACCGAGTTGGCCACTGCGGTCAGCGCAGGGCTGATCTTGTAGACAGTAGTTCCTACATCAGCAACGGCAGCACCTGTAAGCAGGTTGACGTACTTCCCGGACGTTTCGTCCAGGTAATCAACCTTCCAAGTGATCGATGCGGCGGCGCCATCAACCGTGACATCCAATACGAAGTACGCTGCTGGCGCATCACCCGTATCGATTCCACTCGCTGTCGCGGTAGCCGTTCGGGCTGCCGAGGCAAGAATAGTTTTGTTCTTCTTATTCATGTGCCCTCCGGGCTAGGTGTTATAGTAAGTACTTAGTGAGCCAAATTTGTTGGTTTCGCTAGCGCCGCCAGTGCTGAGCAGCCCTATCGTCTGGTGCCATGTTCCTTGTGCAGCAACATTGCTGGCGAGAGTCCCAAAGGTTGTAACACCAGTGTCTCCTGCCGTTGCCAGTTCACCAGTAGCAAAGTGAAGCGACCCATCGGTCCCCCAGTTGCTCTCATAGAGAGTAAAATGTACCGTGAGGTTTGTCAGGTTGGCATTGACCGGCACCGAATAGTCAAAGCCCCTGCCTTGCAGCGAAGCCAGGAAAAGTATCAGAGCATCATCGTATGTGGTGGTAATGCTATCGTGATCTACCTGGGTCTTGGGGCCACCCTGATAGGTGTGCGTGAGATCGACCCAAGGGTCTTCTAGTGTTGGGTCAACTCCACTGATGGCTGCCATAGCCACGATGGCGTGGTTCATCGAACCGCCAGCAGTACGCACCAAACTCAGGTCAGGAGCGCTCGCCCCACGCCGAATCCATGCGGCCCAGGCATAGCAGTTATCGACAATGTTCTCGTGGTGGTAGAGCTGCGTCCAGCCCGTGGGAGGGTCATAGCCAGGAGAGACATGGGTGTTGGGATCGTACTCCAAAATGATGAGCAGTATGTCGTCCTCAGCAGCGCCAGCAGGCTCCACCAAAGTGAAGTCACCAGCACCAGCGTCAGCGCTGTTAACGGAGCGGACAGTTGGCGCAGCCATATTAGTAAGTGTGCTTCGGGCTCAGCACAGCTTCGGCTACCGCCCGAGGTACGTTGGCGGGAATTGATACGCCTTCAGCCAGGCCACGCAGTAGCTCCAGTGTGTAGAAGAGGCTGCGAGCGTTGCCCCCAGACTCTGTGACGAGCTTCTCCAGCTCAATGTAAAACTCAGTCATATCAGTCTCCATCTTTTCAAACAATAGGTCCCATGGATAGTCTTTACCAGGATCAGAACGTCTACTTGGGTCCAAGTCAGCGTGTGCCAAGATACCGCGCTTACCTGAATCGTACTCGTCCCTAGAGATGCGCTTCATAGGAATGTCATACAACTCACACCACTGCTTGACTACAGTGGCGGTGTTGGTTATGGTTGCATCAACCCAGTCGGCAGGATACTCCTTCCACTTACTTGCCTGGCACGCCTGTTCGATGCCGAGCGTGGACGAGTTATAACCAACGACGTGCCACGCCTGCATTCGGTCAGGCAGCATGTAAATGATGGAGTCCTTGTCCACAGTAACGTGCCACGATGCACGCCTAGTGGTAGCTCCATAGCTGGCCACACGCTCAGCGCCACCGTCTGGACCGATAGTATCGGCCACGTTCTCGGCGGTGTGCAGCACGATGCCGCGGATAGGCTCACCACGGGTCAAGGAGTAAGACAATCCGTTAGGATTAGGATGATCTAAAAGATAAAAGCTCATTCACCGTCTCCTATATCCTTGCCATTGATACCCGCTCGCTTACATACTTCTTCGAGATGCTTGATGCGAAGTTTGGCGGCTGCCAGCTCTATTCTCAAGGCCCCAATGCTCTTTTCGCGTTCATGTACCTTGGCCTCAAGGAACTCCTCAATCTTTTTCATCTCATCGATAGCGAGAAGTGCCTGCTTCAGTTCGATTCGTGCTTCTCCAAGGTCCTTCTCCAAGGCAGTGATGCGATCAAAGAGCTCGCGAAACTGGGCAAGGACAGGGGCATCAACGACCGCGGTACGGGTCATTATCGTCTCTTGATTGCTGGTCTGTGTGCGCTGTGTTACCAGCGCCTTAATCATCCCAGCCACCGCCGTCAGAGCGACGCCCAAAGCTGTCCAATCTACCCAGTCTGTCATTACAAGGCCAGCTTTTCTTGTGCTATGGTCTTGATAAGCGACAGCACTGCAGCAGCACCGGCCACAGCACCAGACAGAGCAGCAGTCTTCAACGCACTCCAGTCACCATCCGCCCACGCAGTCACACCAATGCTGAACGCACCGATGAATGCCTGGGCGAACGTCCACGCGGCTCGCTCAATGATATTCTTCCAGTTCATGATTAGACCTCCGGGGTCTCTAGTATACCACGTTGTTCTAGCGCTGTCAAGCGCTCTTCGAGGCGGTTAATCTTAGCGGCCAGTACCGCAGCGAGGGCACGGTCGTCGTAGCTCTCGACCTCACCATCCTCGATGACGGCGAGCCGCTTATCTTGCTCTGCCAAATCCTCAGCTACGAACCCATAGTGGACCCTGCGGTCCCCCGTGTGCTGATAGCGTACCGGACGCAAGACGATGTCGGCCAAGTCCACAGGCTTGATGTTCCTCTTGTATTTGCTACCAGAGGTGGAACGATACAGCCGACCAAGGGAGTTGATGTAGACGTTGGCAGCGTTGGCGGTAGTGTTGGAATACGACCCTGTGCTGTAGATGAGGACAGCGTGCATCTGGGACCACCGAAACGATGAGTTGCCCAGCGTCCGGGCATCGTCGGCACCGGGGCCAAAGTGTCCAGTGGTGAACTGGGCGATGGAGCTTCCGCCTGCCACAAGCCGTCCATCGTCGGCACCCTCCCAGTGCATCCCGGTATTCCCGTCGCCGGTGAAAGCATAGGCAACAGAGCCCACAGCGCTGGCCCCAGCCTTTAGGTACGGCCCACCTGATGTGTTGTGGTAGAAGCCAGCCGTTGACATACGGAACCGCTCGGTTCCACCAGCAGACCAACCGAGTACGTCAGAACCAAGGCGGAACATCCCCGTGTCGGTGTCGTTGTAGAAAGAGAAGCTCGGTGCGGTTGCGCTCCCGCCACCAGCCTGAACGTGGTAGTCACCTACCGCCACGATGTGCCCTTGGCCGCTTGGAAAATACCAGCGGTCAGTAGACGCAGTTGTCCAAAGAATGTGCTGATTCGCGCCAGCGTCAGCCGCCATCACAACGAAACCATTTGAGGTTGTTTCCGCACTCAGCGTCCACTTTGAGACTCGCAGATCAAGTGAGGTGGCACCAGCGCCGCCAGTGAAACTTGAGTTCGCGCCAGCCGCTTGGAGATAGACATATGGCTGGATAGTCGGCAGGGTGCCATCATCGTTCTGCGAGCCAAGTGCAATGGTCGCCATGTCTGGGTAGGTCGCGTTGATTGATCCACTGACCAAAGACATCACAAGATAGTCTGGAAAGCCACCGCCAGACCCATCAAAGTAGGCGTGGTAGACAGCGCCAGGATAGTTCTCGCCTGGCTCATCGCTGTAGAACTTCATATACTGTGATGCGCCAGACTCACCAATCACGATGTATGGGTCGCGAGTACCGGTGGCTGCACCAGTCGCAAAGGTTCCGCGTGCCAGCGTTGAGTTGAACTCAGCGTCTCCTGTACTGTAGTCCAGGAAGTACCCGGACTCACCAGTCACGAAGTTGCTGGACTGAATGTCCTCGGCTACCGTCAGACCGTTGATCTCGACAGTGCCATCCTGCCGAAGGATGAACCCCGCTGTGCCTGGCGAGTAGTTATGTGACCTGATGACAGCCTGATCCATGAGAAGCATCTCACGGCTCAGGTAGAAAGTATCTGCATAGAGGTCCTTGTACCTATTAGCGGGGACATCAGCACCAACGAAGGAACCATATGGCTGGAAGCCCACTAGAACACCTCACGCAGCACGATCTGTGCCACACCCTCACCGGGCTGGGAGAGCTGGACACTAAGGCCATCAATTATGACGCTGTAAGTAGAGTTGTTCGCAGCCAGCTGGCCGCGGTTCGGGTATCCGTCCACAAAAGCGATCACGGTGTTGTCCGTGATGCCCGTCAAGTTAGAGATGAGCTTGGCGCCGTCATAGCCGCGCGGAGCCGACTCATCGGTGCAGTCCACAATCAGGGACCAGACATTGACCCGTGTGTCGAGTCCGGCCCGCACGTTCACGGCCTTCAGTACTGGTGTGGCGCTGGAGGTACCGTCGAGCTGCACCTTCAGGCGCAGAGAACGGAAGGCCTTGGTGCTAGAACTGGAGGAGATGGTGACGATGCCACCGTCAGACCCATCAGTGTCGAAGGCAGTGGTAGCCACCCAGGCAGCACCGTCCAAGCTATACGAGACAGTGACGGAAGTGCTAGCAGGAAGAGGCTCAGTGATGATCTCGATAGAGTGAAGTACCTTCTCAGAGGTAATGTCAAAGTCAACCTCTGGGCTGATGGCCACACCGGAGACGGTGCTGTATGTGGATGTGTCCCACACAGTCTGGCCGAAGACTGCGCCGGTGGCGAGGTCCTTGTAGGAAGCCACGTACAGGCCATTCCAGTACACAACGTCCAGCGGCACCTGCTCGGCAGCCAGCGCAGCAAGCGGACGTCCACTCTGTCCGAAGGAGCCCTTGACGGCATCCACCTCGAACAAACTCAATGCAGCTTGCGCCGCGGTGCGACCGTCGTAGGTACCCACACCAACGAAGGCGCTGGTGTGCAGTCGTCCGGCCTGGGCCGCAACCCTAGAACCAGTGATGGGCTGAGCAGGCTGAAAGGATCGTACCTCACCAAGCGTACCCCACGACTGACCCGGCTGGTAGTAGTAGATGGAGCGGTTGGGACCCTGAGTGGCATCCGGCTCAGAGTCCCGCCCGGTCCAGAAGAGGAAGCCCCCATGCCACCACATGGACTCCCCTACGAGCCCCTCGATGCGGGTCAGCTCCCTACCGAAACCAGTGCCCGCCGAGGAGGAGGGGACGATTTCGAAGATTATGGTGGTCTCACCCTGGACCGCCATAGCGTAGACACGGTTGTCACCGGCTACGATCTTGTTACCAATAAAGTGAGCAGCATCACAGCCGCCCGAAGAAGCGAAATCCCAGACAGCAACCTCGGGTGTGGTCGTGTTGACCGTTGTCTTTGATAGCTCATACACGTACCCACTCACGTCGTACTTGTAGAGGTAGTCACCCATCTCGATCAGCTGTGCAGCCACCGCATTGGTCTGGTCATTGAGCAGCGTAACAGCACCCGCAGGCACTACATGGTATACACTATCAGTGCCGTGCTTTACAAAGTAGAAGCGAGCCGCGTCTCCGCAGATCGCCTGCTCACTGATAGCCCCGTCTGTAAGAGACATGCTGATCCCAGCCTGCCAGCTGATGTTGTCGCCAGTGTCCCAAGCGTAGTAGTCGTCCTGACCAGCACCCACGCCTACGGCATAGAGGCCTCCCTTGGCCACAACCAGGCCAGTCTGGACATTGAAGGCAGAGGCAGCAGAGTTGAGGACAGCGGTAGCCGTGTACCCAAGGAACAGGTTACCCGGTCGACCAAAGAAGTTGACCCCCTCTAGGATCAGAGAGCGCCCCGGCAGGCTTGCATTGAACTTGATCTGTCCTTCGCCCTCAGTCCAGTCCGTCCAGGTCCACAGCAGCAGGTCGGACCGGACGTTGAACTTGTTGCTCGACTCACCCTGAACGATCTGACTGTTAGGTGGGCGCAGCGCCTCCTTGACGTGAATGTAGTGCTGCCCCTCGGCGTCTTCAGCTAGCCGGTAGTTGACACCGTTGATTGTGACATGGAACTCTGTGGTAATCACTAGACACGGAACCTCCGAGCACGCTGAGCAACCCGGCTAAGGGGGGATTTGCCCTCCCACGCCCGGAGGTCTGCGGCGATCTTTTGATAGCGTCGCGTGTACTCACGGAGGTACCAGATGCTTGTGCGTGCCTCAGACCCAGGTTGCACTGTACGGTCTGTGCGCTTGCCGGGGTCATGGATACGCCGGATGTCACCTCCACCAAGGAGCTGATACACCGCACCCATGACAACCATGGACTTCATACGATCAGGCAGCTCTGTAACTAGAAGCATCTCCTTCTTAGTATTCACATAGATGGAGGCACCAGCAGCTAGGTTGATGCTTGCCGGGATAACAAGGCCAAGAGTTTTTGTGAAGCCCGCCGAGGGTACGTCACGTAGGAATTCCCAGACGGGGGCAGCTTGCGGCTGATCTCCGCTGGTTGGGTCGTAGTAGACTGTGACAACCTCGAACACTTGGTCATCCCCCGCAGTGGTGAAGGGGTACCAAGTGGTTGTGGCGTCAAAGGTCAAAGTGATGGTGTAGGGCAGGTAGATTTCCGGAGCTAGGTCTTGTAGCACATGCTGAACAGCTTGATCCATTTGAGGGATGGAATACTTAGGGCTCTTACGGACTAGACTACCAAGAGCTACATATGCAGAAGCCGTTGTGCCACCATAACCACGTGTAACGGTGAGAACTGCACCAGCAACAGATGTGACAAGGCAGAGTTCACCTTCTGAATCGATTTCAAGAATATCACCCGCCGCCCAGGCAGCACCATCAGGCACAGTTAAGAGAACCTGAGTATCGGTGTCAATCGAATACACCAGAACAGTCTCATATGGGCGAGTGGTTACATCTGCCCCATACAACTCGTTACGAATGGCTGTCCGCATCGCAGCGGCGGTGATGGCCATGTTACCTCGCTAGGTCTGGAGCATACCAGCCCTTCTTCTTGTCAGCAGTGGCCACAGCTAGCGTGACGATTTCTTTTACCCAGTTGAACACGTCGCCCAGTGTATAATCACGGACGACGGGCATAGCGAGGTTGGGGTCACGCTTGGCACAGCTGTGGATGCAGCCGATCTGTCGGGGCGGTACGAATGGGTGGTTCTTACATTGTGGGATGCCATCCCGGATAGGGTTGAGGGTGTGTAGATCATCTAGGCTACTGATGAACGTATCCATGAGCTGTGCAGCCAGGGCTCCAGCTGCCTCTTCTCGCTGACTCCGCGTTTTCGGAGTCAGCTTCTCTTTTTCAAGATCGGGCAGCTGCTTTTCGGCGTTCTTTGACCAAGGCATGTCAAAGTGAATCGCCTTCTCATCAGCCTTGCCACTCTCAACGTATTCTTTTACGTCTTCGAAGAGAGTACCTTGATTAGCCATTAATATCGATGAGTGGTCGTAGCGTTGGTGCTAAAGGTGGAGCGTTCCTGATCTGGTGCAGTGATATTCTTGTGGTCGTTAGAACAAAAATTACCAAACTGCTTAACAGGCTCAGCAAAGCAGCCCCAAGTAGGACAGAAGGCGGTGCGGCCATCAGTCGGGTCCCAGAATACAATATACCCCTTGCGGATGTACGGCTGCAAGCCAAGGCCGGTGTCCTTGCTCTGCACATGATTGTTGATCTGACCTTCCATTGGCAGCTGACGAAGCACACCATCAGGCGACATAGCCTTGACGGTATAGATCGCCTTCTGTTCAATCTTCTTGCCTGCCTTTGAGAAGGGTACGAAGCGGTCAGTCGGTACACCGACCCATATACCATCTTCAACAATGGAACCATAAGCCGATGTCGGGTCTTTATCACCCATTGCTTCAAGGTCGACGTCAGGCAGGACGATGCCCCGCTGGCCGTCTCTCGTAATTACTTTCCAGGTAGCCACTTATTATCTCCAGTGTTAGGTAGGAGGGGGCAGGATTTTAGCCTGCCCCCTCATACAGTTATGGGGTCGGGTCTGCGTCGTACTCAACGTAGAACAGATACGTGTCAAGCGAGTCGCCTGCCACACCGTTGGTGACTGAGATGAGGATGTCCTCACCCGGACCGAGAAGGTTCCCGGCGTCGGGGTAGTCCAGCGTGGCTGACACCTTGTCAGCAGCATCCAATCCGGCAGTTGTCGTGCCGAGAGTGCCTGCATCAAAGATGTTACCGCCTGCGGTAAAGGTCTCAGTCGTGGCAATCGAGTTGCCCGCTGTGCCCTTCACGTTCGCAGTGAACACCATATCGTGGGCGGCGAAGTCAATCGCAGTACATCCAATGCTCTCAAACACAGCGTCAGAGACACTATGCAGTGAGCTGGCAGTTGCACGATTGGCCGACACAAACGCGGCGTTAGCCGCAGCCTGTGAGTTAGCTACAGCCGCACCGATGAGCAGTTCATTGACGGCGCCGGTAAGGGCAGCCACCCAAGTGAACTCCACACCGTTGATGGTCATGGTATCCGTATCAGTCGGCTTGGTAGCCATTGACAGCGTGCCTTGTGCAGCCACAGCTCGATCGCCCCGGACGTAATCGTCCTGGCCGAAGAGGGTAACCCTCTTTGCTGTAGTGCTCGCGGCAACGTTGGCGTGAGTGATTGCTTCGATAGTCGCATCTGCCGAGTCACGTACAGTGACAACGACAGCACGGTTAGCAACGTTTGCATCTGTTACCAGCAAGTGGAACAGGCTGATGAGGCGCCAATACTTCCCCGAAGGGACTGTAATGGTATGCGTAGCGTTGCCAGCCGTGCCTTCTACTTCGTCAAGACCGGGTTGCCCGACCTCGCTAATGGACGGATGCCGAAGAAGCACGGCAGCAATCTGAGCAGCCGTCAAGCTACCCTCGCTGACGCCATCGCTGCCGAAATCGACAGCGGGTGATCCGGGGGAACCCCCCAGTTTTCCACTCTTCTTCGAGCGATCAATCAGTCGTGAGGCCATGTGTCAACCTCCTTATGCGTCGGTCGTTAGTTCGACACCAGCAGCGTCCACGATTTCGAACACGCCATAGTTGGCAGTCGAGACCAAGACCCAGCCGCGGATTGGGGGCCAGTACATGGGGACGATCTTCGCGGCCCATTTCTCAACCATACCGAGAGCGTAGTTCTTAGAAAACACGCCACCAGCACGGTCCGCAGCTGCGTTAGCAGTCGGGACGTTGGTAGAGAAGTAGAACGGAATTCCGAACCACTCACCGGCGTAGCCGTTGCCCGCAGGACCCAGTTCGTTAGTACCCGCACGGATACCCTGAGACTGGAATGGAGCGTTGGCGTTCGCTTCAAGAGCGATACGAAGGTCGTTCAACTGAGCAGGATGGATGACGCCTACATACGGCTTGGGGGCGTTAGCCACCTCAAGCGTGTAGATCACTTCGAGGATGTTTGCCACAGACAGGTCCACAGTAGTGGTCCCAACGCTGGAGCTGAAGCCAGCGAGCAGTGCGCAAATGTCCACGTCGAGTTTGTCACCCATGGATCGGCCTAGCTGCGTCAGGCGAGCGCCATGCGCAGCGGGAATATCGGATACTTCAAGGACGTCTGTGACGGTAGCCATGATGCCGACTTCGGCAGCAGTACCAGACGCAACTGTGGTGGTGAGGGCCGTGTTGGCTACCTCAGTACCTTCCGAGAGAGCCGCAGCGGTGAAGCTGTCAGCAATCGGAACATTCACAGTAAGCGATGCCTGGTTCCGCAGGTCGAAATGACGGAGCAGGGGGGGAGTCACAACCGTAGCCATGAGAGCATCCAGCACCATGTCAGCGATAATGGCCGAGTAGACCGTATCGTTGTACGTGGTGGTAGTCGATGGGTTGACCTGAAAGTCAACTGTAGCCATGGATTATCTCCGGGATAGTTGTTAGCGGATGATTCCTTTAGCAACTAGCTGATCGGCTTGGACGTTTTGCTCGTTCCTCGGGGCTCGGCCTTCGGCGTAAGCCTTGGCTGCCTCTGCAGGATTCGTTTGCAGGAGCTTCTGAAACTCTGCGCCTGTCATAACTGCTGGATTCGCAGACGCGAAGGCTGCCTGTGGCGTACCGGCTGCTCCTTGTAGGGAGGCCAGTGCCGAGTTGGCAGTTTTCGGTCCGGTGGACAGCGTTGTCTCAAGAGGTGGGGTGTTTCCTTCAGAATCGTAGTGCTCATCCTCAGCTTCTTTTACTGGAGTGGGCGCAGCTGCAGGCTGCAGTCCGTACTCGGCAGCAAAGGTCTGAACTGCTTCTGGGCTGATCTCCCCGTTGGGGTTCGCAGCTAGATATAGCTCAGCATGCTTTGGTGTGAGACCCTGTTCCTTGAAAAACACACTCGTCTTGAACGTCCGAAACTCACTCTGTAGAGATTTGTTTTCGGCCACCTGACGGTCGTAAGCTTCTCGAAGTTCCTTTGGTTCCATGCTCGTATCAGTGTCGCTCATGCGCTATTACTCCTCTTACGCTACATGACTGGCGAGGGGCTCAGCCACGGGTTTTTCAGTTTGCAACTCCTGAAGCAACTCCCAAAGGGCGTGGGCACATCTCAGGGTATGTGCCAGCTAGAATACATTATACCATATTGGTTAACGATTGTCAAGGCGGATGTGGTTATCTTTTCCTGCTCTTCGAGTATGAAGAGGCTGCCTTACCAATGGTGGTGCCGATATGCTCCTTGTTGGCAATTTTAGGACCGCTCTTGCCAGAGCCATTTACGCGGCTAGTACTGACGCGGTGCTTGGTGGCAGTGGGCGACCTGTACGCCTTGTTGGCTGCAGACTTGGTAGCCCGCGCCTTGCGGCTCTTGGCCACACGGTTCCTCGTATTGGCAGCGCTGCGGTAGTTGCCACTACTTGCCTTACTGCCGGTGGACCTTGATCTTGACTTAGTCATTGTTACTCCTGTGCTCGTGCACGACTAGTAGAGACAGCTTGCGGCTGTCCTTCTTTTCCGTACTGACGGAAGCGCTGTGCGCGCGGACCATCAATCCCGGCACGAGCAGCGCTGAGCGCCCGCTCCATACCGTTACCGATCTCTGCTGCGGATCGGCCAGACCTCGGGGCAATACCGATGGCCAGGTCGATCAGGTCTTCCGAGTCCAATCCGTAACGACCTGCATTGAGATCACCGCGGAAGCGCAGCAGACTGACTGCTGCCTTACTCAGACCAGCGTAGGCTTCATCGTAGTTAGTGAAGCCTTCTGTGGCTGAGGCCAACTCGATGGCATCCTTGACCCCGATGTTGAGACCGGCGTCATTGGCTGCCTGGTTGAAACTCGCCTCCTCCCACAAACGGTACAGCTCGGCTGGAGCATTACCCTCCAGGAAGGCCATCTGATCCTCGGCGCTCAGCGGGTCCAGGCCATGCTCAGCTAGTACCTCGTTAAATGCCGCCAGTGCGCTGGCGTTGGAGTTGAAGCGCTCGAAGCTATCGTACACGAACTGGATGTCCGTCACAGAGTGGCCCCGCTTGATGATGTCGCCCACCACTTCGTTGCTGAGGGAAGAGGGGTTGATCCCCTGGCGCACCATGTTCTCCTTGATGGCCCCCTCAACCTCCAGCCATCCGGTGACAGCATCCTCGGTGCTGAGGCCCATGCTCTTGTACGTCTCGATCCCAGGGAACCGGGTCTTGAACGAGGAGAGCTTGGAAATCTGCTCAATCACCCACTCGGTGGACTTGTTCTCCGAGGCCGCAACGTAGATGATGTCCATAACTGCGGGGTCGTCTTGAGCCCACTTTGGGAGGATGCCCTCATCCAGGGCGAGGGCGGTCACCCGCTGCACCTCAGCCTCGAATGTCCCCTCCCCCGACATCTCCATGATATCACCAGAGAAGGTCTGACTCTTGGTCAGCGTCTCAAACGAGGAGTTCTGATAGCTCGTTGGGCGCTTCCCACTACCAAAGATTGCGTCCATCTGTGAGGAGGTTGCCTCGAAGAACACGCGGCGGTTTGAGTTTGGCAGCTTGTAGCTGGCGAACCAGCGGTTCTTGTCCTTGTCGTAAGACCACTGCAAGGAGGAGGAACCTAATACACGGATGGTACTGGGCTCTGTGCCCCCGGTCTGCGAGGGAGGCTTCGGCGGATTGGCCAACCGGTCCAAGGACCGCTGGAGATCAGTAAATGTGCGGCCACCCGAAATCTCCCCGACGATGCGGGCCACACGCTCGTCCTCTGTCTCGGTACTGGTAGCGATGTCCAGGCCCCGGTTGTCAAACAGGCCAGTGACGAACTGTGTCCCCTGCTCTGGGTAAGCCCGCAGCAGGCTACGGGTCAGAGTGTCCTGGTCATGCTGGGTCTCCATGCGGGCGTACATCACGTCTAGCGTCTCGCCGTTTTTGGCAGCATGGGCAGCCGGATCAATACCGAACGTTCTGAAGATAGAATTGATTCGTGCTCTACTGATAGCCATGTTAACCTCTCAGAACCTTGTTGACTGCGCCGAGCCGCTGCTCCAGCCCATTGATGAACCCCGTCTGGTTACGGACTGCGTCCTCTCTCATGAGACGATCGTTAAAGGCGCCGGGCGCCGCCCCTAGAGCCGCTCCCTCACCGACAACATCGCTGATACCCTCGCCGCGGTTACCGCCTAAAGCCGCTAGAGCAGCCGTGGCGTATTGTGAGACATACTCCAACGGGTCAATACCCTCGGAGTTGCCTCGCTGTATTTGTGTCCAGCGAGCGGTCTTCTTCAGTCGCTCGATCACGAACGTCTGATAGTCAATGTTCTGCTTCCCCCCGCTTGCCACAATTGCGTTGACATAGGCGCTAGCGATTCCCCTCGGGTCGGGGAGGTCCTCCACCAGATAGGCGCGGGCAAGCTTCTGGGCATCCTCTGTCAGCTTGTCCATGTCAAATTGCTGCCGAATCTCTCCGGCGGTTGGAGCGCGGTAGCCTCCCCCATATCCGCCGCCGCTCGGGGAAGGAGTGGGGCCCCCAGCAAAGCCAGGGAGGGACATATCAATCTTGCTCTTAAGGAGATTGTAGATTGCGTCTATACCCCGCCACGTATAGGGGTTAGCCAGCCCATTTATGAATGTCCCGGTTGTCCCCTTAGGCGTAGCCGCTGACATCCCCTCTGGGATCGCGTCTCTCTGGGTGCGAAAGGCTTCATCTGTCAGCACATAGGGCATAACCCAGGCGTAGTAGGTATCCATCTGGTCGCGGACCCAGCGGCCTATCTCCCATGCCGGTATACCGCGGTCTTCGGCCCAGGCCTTAGCGTCCTTGACGAGCTGGTTCGTCATGTCCGTTTGCCAGGGCTCCTTTTTAGGCGCTTCCGCCTGTGTGACAGGCGTCGCCTGAGATTCGCTGGGTTGGCCACCTGTGTTGATGATCTGCATTGATTACCTCGTCGGGTATTGAGTCTCAGGGAAGGAGAAGGCCTCATCTCCAATGTACACCCATCCGAACAACCGGCCATAGAAGTCCGTGTAGCCATACCGCTTCGGGTCCTTGACGAGGTAGATCGGCACACCATTGTCGATGGCTTCCTCAATCTTGTCAGACAGACGAAGCCGGTCCTCATCGCCTCCCTCCTGACCCATCTCCCTGGCATTGACGCCAAGCATACGGACGGAGTAGACTTTCGGCGGAATCTTTGGACCGCCGAGTTCTCCGAAGAGGCGATCGTTCGGGCCGGTTGAGAACTGGATGGTGTCACCATCATAGACCTTCCGCACCAGAATGCGCTGAGCCTCGGGGTTGAAAGTACCATCGTCACGGAACAGGGGCGCGGGCTCGTCTGGGGTCCAGTCGAGGGAGCCGAGCTGGCTGCCGTAAGCCTGGTTCCAATAGAAGTCCAGTGGTAACTTGCCCATAATGTCGTCGTACTTGAGTCCCTTGTAGAGCGTTGCCGCCTGATCACGTACCTGCAGCCAACTCTGGTCACCTGCGTGGCGGCGCTCGATGGCATCCTCCAAATAGATGAAGATTTTGCGGTATTCATGCCGGGTATCCTCATCCACACCCTCAGCGTCGAGCGCTGTGTTGAGCTTGGCAATCACATCCTCGTGTCCAGCGGAGCGCGGGGACAGGTACGCTAAGTACTCGGGACCAACGATGCTGAAGACGGGGTTGTCGGTCAGGAGCGCCGACCGCACATTGGCCACAGCCTGGTAGATGCCGGACATCTCCATCCCAGCCGTGACATCAATCCCCGCTGCGGCAGCAGCTTTGGCCAGCTCTGGTGTTACCGTGGGGACAGGGTAGCCGTTCTCGTAGTCGTCTCGTAGGCTTGAGAAATCGCTAGGCAGCGTCTCGCCCCACGGAGCCCTCTTCTGCGGCAGGCTGATCTTGTCGGGTTCTTCACCAACTACCTTGCCATCCTTCTTGACGTCTTTCATGGGCCGACCGTTGACTTCCCAGACGATGTCCCGTACCTTGTCGAAATTTTCCCAGAGCGTGCGGGGGTCGTCCCACGGAACCTCAGCCACGTCCTTGAGCTGGGAGCGGAGGCTCTCAAACCAAGTGAGGTAGTCCGGCGGTAGCTCGGCCCAGCGCTGATCGTTGACGGCCTTGGCCGCGTGCTCATACACCCTGCGGGCGGTACCCGACTTGGCAGTGTAGACCGTGCCAATGATCCTAACTGCTAATTCTCGTGGAGTTAGCACCCGCAGGTAGCCCTCCTCGATCAGAGTCTCGTGACGGTTTCGTTCCTCCGTAGACCCACCAGAGCGGTAGGGGATTCCGGAACCCTGAATCTGGTTGGAGATAGCGTGGTCTGACCACGTCCACATGCTGATGGTGTTGACCGCCAGCTCGGGGTGAGCAGCGATATAATTGTCCTTCTCGTCAGGAGAGAGACTGAAGAACCAAGAACTGATGGCATCAGCAGCTTCGTCCCGGCCCTTCTCAGTATCGAGGTTGAGACGGTTCTTGAACTCGGGGGTGACATCAAAGAAATTCAGCCCATCGAGCCACACATCCCGCAGGTCATCCCGTTGGGTGAGGGTGTTGATGCGGGCAGGAGCCATCAGCTCCATCATGCCTTCCTTGGCCAGGTCCCAGCCGACAGACCTAGCGGCGTCCTTTTGAACACCCCGGAGTACGTCGTTGATGTAAGCCTCTAGCGCAATCGTTGCCTGGTCGGGAGGTAGGCCTGCCAGCTCGGCCCAGATTTGGGAGTCGGTGAATGCCAGCTTGACCTCACGGTCGTAGGCCATGCCCATCTTCCAGTCAGCGGTGATGCTATTGGCGCTGAGGTTGACGTCGGAGCCGGTAATCATTCCAAGGTTGTCCATCATAGCAAGGCCACGACCGATCACACCGCCACCGATGGTAGCCTCCTTGGCCAGACCGGTGAGGCTCGTCTGACGATTGTAGCCGATGCCGGGGAAGACCTTACTCCACTGGTCGGTGAACATCTGGTAGCCTGTGGGGTCCTCAAGGGGGTCCGGCGCAATCTTCAACAGAGCAGATTCGACCAGGGCTCCAGGGATAGCCCCGAGCCCCGGCAGGAGTACGAGCCACGGAGACTCGCCACCAGTCGGGAGGAAGAGGGCGTTGCCCACATCCATCCGGTCAATACCTAAGGATCGGGCCGCACCCCCAAAGAGGGGGTCGTCACCGATGTTGTCCATGGTGAAGTCAGTCGCAGCGAGGCGGCTCATAAAGGCAGCTGTCTTCGGGTTGACAGGTGACGTGTCTACTGCCGCATTTGCGATTTGAGACAGCTTCCCATAGTTCTCACTGTTGAGCAGACCACGGAGCTGGGGGCGTCCCAGCATTTCTCGGCCCCAGAAGCCCCACATATCAGCCCACGGCTTGCCGAACGGCACGACGGCACGGGCCTTGCGGCCAGCGGCGCTCTGCATGTGGAAGCCATAGAGCTGGTTCTCCATCTCTGCCACAACCTTCGACTCCACCATCCGGCGCACAGCACGCTGGGAGATGATATGCTCGGTGTCCATAAGCTCCATGGCAATGCCATCAATGCCCTCCCGAAGGAAGCGCTCATGCAGCCCCGGATACTTGTTGCGGAGCAGGGAGAGAATCTCCTCATCAGTGACGATCTTGGCACCCTGCGAGCTGAAGAGTGTCTCCAGGCGAGCCATCTCAGACTTGCGAACCAGCTCGGCCAAGAAGCCCTGCCGGTAGTTCATGGGGCGCTGGAAGAGAGCATCGGACACCCACTCCACAGGTCGGGGTATGGTGGCGCTCGGAATCTTGGCAGCGCCATGCACTTCCCCAAAGCCCTCAAGGACCCAGTTAGGGAGGGTCACAGCCTTCTCGGATGTGGCGGCGTTCTCAGCTGCTGTGGCCCACGCCTCTTTAGCAGCTCCCTCCTTCCCGGCCTTTATGTTCTTAGTGGAGAGTTCGTAGAGAGTCTCGTAGCCCTGGTACACCTCTTCCCACTTGAGCCCCGCCTTCCTCAGGTTGGAGGAGGCGTCCCAGTAGTCGCTGGAGCGAAGCAGCTCAGCCTCGGTCGAAGTCTCAAACCACTCCCTGAAGCTCTCGCGGCCCTTGAAGTAGTTCTGCCAACCGGGGGAAGAGATGCGCTGCTGAGCGGTCTCCTGCGCAGCAGCGTAGTACTCATAGTTGGGGTGGTTCTTGCGGAAGGGGATGGTATCGAAGCCGTACCCCTTGTTATCCAAGATAGAACCCTGCATCTGCTTGAAGAAATCTGGGTACTCTTGGAGCGCCTGGATACGCTGCTGCCAGCGCAACTCCAGCTTCTGAAAGCCGGGCAGCTGCATCTGGCGATTTACCAGGCGGGTAGCGTTCATGATCTTGTCTTCGAAGTACTGGAACGTGCTGTAGATACCGCCGGTGTGCCACGCACGCATCAGCTCATCAAGGGTGACAACGACCGCGGTACGCGGGGTCAGCACCTTGTCAATCATCCAGTAGTTCTGGGCGAGGTGAGCGAACTGCCTGAGCTGCGTATTGATCTGGGCCCGACCCAGCTGTCTCATAACCTGCGGTGTGCCGTTGGCCGCAGCCATCAGCTCCAGTGGGGACATGGACATGGCGTAGCCGCCGGAACTCTTGCCGCCGTGGTTGACCTCTTCGAGGAACTGCATCAGCAGGTCGAACTGCCCCTCATCCACCACGTCAATGATGGACTTCATGAACTCTGGGATGTACCCCAGCTCCTTCATGGTGGCCTGCCCGAGCCTGATGCCATCGGCGCGCGCTCTCGTTAGAGAACGTTCAGCCATCCCCAGGGGGGTGCTGGAGCGAGTGGACACCTTGGCCGGATCGATCCGTCCCTCCTCATCCAGAAGCTCCTTGAAGGCGGGGTTGCTAGCAATGTGCTTCTGTATGAACTCATCGAAGACATCGTCTAAGATTGCATTCAGGCCGTCGAAGTTCTTGAGGGCCGCGGCCACAGCCTGCTGCTGGCGGCGAATCTCTGTGCGCTGCTTATCCAGGGCACGAATCTCAGTGCGAAGGGCGCTCTCTACGGGGCGGTTGCGCTCAGCAGCTGAGGCGAGTGACTGATTGATCTCTCGGGTAATGTCGGGCAGAGCCGGGTAGTCCACGGCCTTGTAGTCCGACTTCCCAAAGGTGGCTGGGTCAGGCTTGTCAAGCACGATTCGCTTCTGGTAGCCTGTGCCCGAACCGTCATCCACCAGCTGGGAAGTAATGACGTCCTCTGGGTTGTGGTAAGGAGTATCTATATGCTGCGAACTACCGGGGACTGGCTGCTCTGCCTGGAACAGGTTCTCCTGAGGGAGGACCGGCTCCGTTCCCGGCTCGTAGTTCGCCGGTTTCTGCAGCTCCATACTGGTGACGGAGGGGTCAGCCTCCCTACCCACCTGCTTGACCGTCTCGGTGCCGGGGGGCACAGGGCCCTGCTCTGGCTTGAGGCGGTCGATGGACTGGAAGAGGTTGAGCTGTGCCTCGTTGGGGTTTGCCAGCTCGTAGTACTGGGTGGTCGGGTCCATGAGGTCCATCTGGGATGCGTAGCGGCTGCCTCCCATGGCCTGCTCTATTCCGTCCATCTGTGCCTGGATGGCAGCAAACCGGGCCGTCAGCTCATCGGACTGCCGGGTCAGCTGGCCGTGCTCGTTCCACCAGTTCATGATCCGGCGGTTGGCCAGCTCCAAGCCCTCCATGTCATCCACAGAACCAAAGATACGCGACAGCACGTTCGCAGTGTTCGACATGCCGGTCGGGCCGGTGTGGGACAGGAGAAGGTTGTTGTTAACTGCGGTGAAGAACGACTCAAGGCGCCTCCCAACGCCGGACGCGGCGAGGGTGTCCCTAAAAGCCCAACCCATTGCCACACTCATGGCGGTGCGATTGGCGTTCATCGGATCGCCGCCGCGCATGAGGTGCTCGAACTCAATCTTCTTGATCGCTTCAATGTCGATGGTATCGCCCCAGCGAATCTCGTCAGGCATGATGTTGCGAGGGGACACGTAGTCTACGCCGTCAATGGTAACGATCCGGCCATCCCCCGCCCTGTTAACCCATTCCCCAGTTCCAACGTCGGGGTCTGGCAAACGACCAATCTCCTCCGGGATCACGTGGCGCGGGGGTGCAGCCGGACGCTTTTCCACAAGCTTGGTCAGGCCATCCATACCCCTGGTAGAAGGCACAAAGTCAACATTGATCGGGGTGTCACCAAACCCCTTCTCGATCATGGCCGCAACACGCGTGTTACCATCTGTAACCATGACGGTACGCTCGGGCCCGAAGAAGGTGAGTTCAACCTTGTCGTAAAGCACGTCCCCAGCGATTGGAATCGACTCAACCTCATCGAGGAATTCGAGCGCCGACTCCGGTGTATCCCCCATCGCGTCCTTCATGCGGTCTAGGTTGGTGCGCTGAGAGGCCGAGGCGTTGGGCGAGCGGTAATCAAGCTCCAAGTAATCCGCCAGCTGGTTGGGAGTCATGGTCCCTTCGGGAGTCATGCCTATGTACTCTTTGACTGCATCCCGCATTTCCTTGAAGGTTGCCGGTGGGTAGAACGTCCCGAACGCTTCGTTCCGCCGCATGGTCGTCTGGAGGGAGTCGACCCCATACCTCTCAGCGGCAGCGACATACTCGCCGCCCTCCACAACCTGCCGTGCCCCTGTAGCGGGGTTGTACTCAACGACCACAGGGGCGTGCTCGCCTGCCTGCATCCGCTTGTACGCTGCCTCTAGGACATCATTGGTGTATGAGGCCCCCTTGGGCATCATGCCTCGTAGGGTGGGGACATAAATATCATCTGCCGCCTTGCCCCACTTCTCCATCCCCTTCCAGAAGGTGGTCAGGGGATTCTTGAACCCGCGCATAGCACCCATCATCCGCGAGGCCAGGCCGGTCTCGCCATACGTATGAAGCAGCGTTGAGAAGGCCGTCGCTCCACGGGTAGAGCTGCGGGCCACATCGATCATCTGCTGGCGACTGATATCCTGCACCCGTGACTCGATGACAGCAGCAGCCTGCTCAGCTGATAAGACCCCGGCTCGCCCGGCCTTCGCCAGGCGGGGGCCGAAAATCCACGTCATGGGGTCCATCAGGGCCATGCTGCCTAGGTTAAAGGCCAGCCCCGTGAGGGTCCCCTCGATACCCAGAGCGCCAGCAGGCGTATCCGCCTTCTGGACATCATTGTAGAGCTGCTTGAGGGACCAGCTATTCTTCGGGCGATTGACGCTACCGGTGAAAAGAAGGTCAGCGCCGTCGTCCCACAGCTGCTTAGCGCCAAGGGTGGCCACGGTAGCGAGGTTCTCCACGCCTTCCCCCCAGATGGCGAGGAGGTTGAGAAGAGCATCGGACACGCCGAAGTTCTCATCCTCTAGCTGGTCCAGGTTGTAGCGCGTCTCATCCTCGTACATCTTGGCTTGGGCCTCTGCCATCTCTCGGATGTTGGTTTCTTTACCATCCTCCATGGTGATACCAAAGTACTGGGCGTCCTGAGACCACATAGCGCGCGCCACGTTCTCTTTCCCACCAGCCATATTGATGTACAGAGCTGCCTCATCTGGGGCGTCCTTCTTCATCAGCTCCCACCCATTGAGCAACCCCTCGGCGGCGAACTGGGCCACGATGTCTTCGTGCGCCCGTCCGGACTCAGCCACCAGCCAGTCTTCCCTGGCGCGCATGGCTTCTACAGTATCGGAGCCACCAAATAGCATCTCAAAACCCCGCTGAAACGCGGCCCCATCCAGTGTCACACCGCCTGCCTCTAGCAGCCAGCCGGACACATTAACCATGCCGGTGATGCCCGCTCCGACAACACCGAAGGCGCTTTCGACACCCATCTTGGCGAGGCCCGCCGGGGTGTAGTCCTTGCCCATCATAATGTTGTGGAAGTCGCGACCTTGGTATCCTTGTGGTAAGGTGTCCTTGGCGAAGGTGGCCACAGCCTCGTTCCATATCTGGCCCTTACCGCGGGCGAGGTACTGTGCCCGACGCTCCTCCTCGGCAGCGTCGTCCGCAGCAAACCCTACACCCATCTCGGAGGCTGTCTTATAGCCCGCATACTTGAGAATCTCTACGTCGGTCATGGCAGCCACAGCCTGGTCACCTTGCTGCAGGGCAGCGTCGTACTTGACCAGCAGCTCCGCGGCCTTCTCCCGGCCCACGTTGTAGTTGGCCATGACCACATCGATCCGCGCCGACTGGGCGAAGTCACGAGCAGCCTTAGCCTTGTCTATGGCGATCCAAAGGCGCTCGGTACTGGCCAAACGGGTTGTAGCCTCGGCATCCCAGCCAAGCAGGTGGAGGTCCTCTGAGTTCATAATGTAGAACATCGGATCGACACGGCCACGGGTGTTGTGCCAAGCAGCCTCATATGCTAGGAGGAACTCGTCCTCGTGCCTCTTCTGCGCGGGGGATTTGAGTCCCTCGTAGGTGCCTAAGTTGACGCGAGCGCGGGCGTCACGAATGGACTGCTCGACGCTGGTTCCCAACACCTGGCCGATCTCCGCTGCTGTATCAAACTCGATGGTGGGGGAGAACTTGTTGTTGAGCTGCTGGGGGATGTCCCGAGGCTGTGCCGTGGTGAGGTTCCAGATATGGAGGGACATCGCCTCGTCATACGACAGCACGTCCTCGGGCCCGATCCTTGGATCGAGTCTAACTACACGCCGCTTGCGTTCCTCAAGGACCCTTGCATCATCTACCGTCTTCTGTGCGTCTGCGCCGTCAATAGTGACTGCCATTACACGCTCTTCAGTATTTCACGGCGCAGAGACGCGCGGGCATAAGTACGGAGGAGGGGACTGCTAGCCTCGGTAGCGATGAGGCGCAGCTTTTCGATGAGCGGGCTGGAGGCAATCCCCGCCCCCGTAGAAGGTGGCCCGGCACCGGGGCCCACAGAGAGGCCATCAGTTGGCGGTAAGTCGGAACTGTAGGCTCCCCCCAGAAGGCGAGCTAGGGGGTCTTGCGGAGCTCCCGGTGCCGGGGCTCCAGGGGCAGGGCCGGACGGGGTAGCCCCTCCCTGGAGAGATGGAATAGCTTGCTGAAGTCGGTTGGCCACCACCTGGCGGTCGCCGTACTCCAAACTTCCTGGTTCGATTGTGCTAGAGATATCACTTGCGCTGGGCATTTATATTACCTTCTTTGGGGCGCCTTCGCCAAGTATACCGCTTAGTGCGGGGAGAGAGGCTCCTGGCCGTTGTCCGGCTGCGTCGGGACCACCACCAGAGGCCATAGATTCGGCTCCTACCAGAGCATCGAGGGGGTTTCCACCTCCTCCAGGGGGAGCGCCACCACCTACTGCACCGGATGCCGCCGCTTGTGCGGCCTTCTCTTGCTCCTCAAACAGCTTGATAAGGACTTCCTCCATGGTCAAGTCGGGATCATTTAGGAGCTTAAAGTACAGCAAGGCGCTCTGCGTATCCCCCTGGGAGGCGGCAGCTAGCATACCTTGGTTCACAGCATCGATCATCTGTTCTTTGGAAATCTGCTTCTCTTCGTCCAGCGGGTCTTCAAGGAAGTCCAGCTCCTCGCGAGAACGGGAACGTGAAATAAGTCCAGCAGCAAGGTGCATCTGGAGACGGGTTTCTCGGTTAGTCGGGTCAGAGCCTGCGCCCAGACCGTAGCTTCGAGTAACCTCGTAAGCTCCGGCGATGTCCCTCGATGGAAGGAAGCTTTCGGGCTTGGATCGGTCATGACGATCCCCATAAATGGTCTTCTTTCCATCACAATAGGTCTCATCAAAGCGCAGTACGAGGCCATCCAGCCTCTCTAGGAACCACTCAAACTGCTTGTGGGCCACAGCCAGGCGGGCGTTTAGGGCCCCCTGGGCAGCTCCAATGGCCCTACCAGAAGCGATCGATGCCCCCGGCTCGCCACCAAGCTGCTGTGGATAGATGGATTGCTGCCGTGCCTGGTCCTCCAGGCGGGCAATGAGGTCTTTGACGTCAAAACTGGACTGTGAAGTGAAGCGGTCGAACCGCGCGTCGGGGCTCCGGTAGCGCATGACCGTGCCGGGGCCGAAGGTCTCTGCACCATCTACATCATAGTAGGCGATGCCGGGGTAGACCTCTTCCTCAGTCTTTTCGACGGTGAGCGACATCAGGTGGTGCTGAACACGCAGGATGTGGACAGTTTGGTCATGCATCCCGCGGCGCTCACCGTCGAAGGTGGGTCGCTTGAGCTCTACAACTGGGACGACGCCCAGCTCATTCTCCTCATCGACAAGAACCAGGCCACGGGACAGCTTCCTGCCCGTGGGGCTCACGTCAGCGATGATATGGCGTACACGTTCCGCGTCAAACCAGAACCATTCCTCGATGTCGGCTTCGTCAATAGGAATGACAGAAGCTATCTCTGGGAATCGACGCACTAGCTCGTACCCGTTGACCTTGCGGGCCACCAGGCACTCTATGATGTTGCCATTCTCGTCGTTGACGGGGTAGTAGTGTCGGGGGTCGAGCCGGTGGATGACAGGGTTGCGCTCCTCGGCGGGCTTCGAAAAATCGGCCCAAACGAACCCTGCCACCGCACCGGAACCTGCGTAATCTCCAAACCACATGGAAAGGAGATTAGAAATGTTAGAGGTAGCTTCTAGCTCTCGGAGTCGTCGTTCTCGTTTAGCGGCTCCTCTTGATCCTTCGGGTCCGCCCTCCGCGTGTGGGACGGGGATTCTAACCGAAGGTATGATACTGCCGCCAATAGCAGCAAAGTGAGAAATACCCATCTCAATTGTGTTCGCGACAGTGGGAGCAGAGGGCTCGCGAGTAAGATCAGGCCATACACGATACCAGTCTCCATTAACAATAGACGTGATGTTCGCCACGCGGTCCTTCCAGGACTGGTGGGCTTGAATGAGGATATCCCTACGGGCCCAGAGCCCGGCTTCCGCCAAGCGCATGGCACCGCCGCTCGTCTCGTAGCTTTTATCTACATCAGAGTGCTGGAATAGCGAAGAGTGGGGGGTGACATTCGCCAGTGTGGCGAGTGTTCCGGGCATAGTGCTCACGGACTAAAGACCTCCGAGGAAGGAATTACCTCAGTAGTATACCACATTGGTTTACGTTTGTCAAGATAAACTACGCCGGTTCCGTAGTCGCCTCGCCAGGATGGGTGGTAAATTACGACCAGACACGATCTGTTCTGTGGTTGGCTGAGCAGCTGCAACCAGGCGCGTCTCCCCCTCGGCCACCCACAAACCAACTAGTGCGTCTTTCGCCTCACCATAGGGGAAAGCGGCAAGATCATCAAGTAGCGGCTGCAGGCGATTGATGTCTCCAGGCGTAGCGGAGGGAAGGCTGAATAGTCCGCCAGCAAACAGTGGGGCCATAGCGCCAATTCCATACTCTTCATCGTTAATGTTTCCACGCTTGTGTCCTCGCCCGGTAGTTGTATGTCCGAGAAGGATGGTACCAGCCGCCTCTGCACGGCTTCGAAGAACCTCGTCAGCCAAGAGCGTCGGAGCATAGTTAACCTCCACTAATGTTCGTTGTGGCCTGTATTTTTCCCAGAAGTGATAGAGCAGCTTGTCACGGACGCCCTGAGCGCCGAGCCGGTCGCCTACCCACAGGTCTACGACGGTACGAACACGGGACCGTGGGTCGTAGGCCATGAGTACGGCAGCAGCTCGGCCCGTCGTCGCAGGGTCCACACCAAGGATCAAGATTTCTTGGGGGAATACCTGACCGAGACTTCTGTGCGCACCCATCTCCAGGGCCCGATCTATAACTTCTTGCGAAAAGACGGAAGCGTCTAGGGAGACGTCCTCCTGCTGATAAACGAGGCGCCATCTCCATGCTCCTAATGCTTCCATCTCCTTGCGGATGTCACGCATACCTTTCTGGTAGCGCTCCATTTTGTTGAACTCGTCCCAGAGCGTCTCACCGTCGAGCGGCCAGTACTCGGGCCACACACTTGTCTCCTCGCCGGACTCCTCACCGAGAATGGCGGGAATCTTGACGAAGGAGGTGTGGGGGTCACCCTCCCAGGCCTTGGTCCACGACTTGAAGTTATCTTCCGGGTGGACTCGCGTGCCTGCTACGATTATCTCTCCCTTGTGGGCGCGAGAGGAGGCTTCCTGGAGGAACCATGAGTCGATCTTAGAACGACGCTCAGGCGTGAGCTGGTTCTCCAAGGTAAGCGCATCGTCCAGAACCAGAAGGTCAATCCGGGCTCCATATATTTGCGCCCCAACACCCAGGGCCTGGACGGTTGGGTCCCTTTCCCCGGAACGACGCTGACGAATAGTGATCTGTTCTTGATCCCATCTGTGTGCAGTGTGAGACCCCGGCCTAAACCCCTTGAAGTCTTGAATGAGGTTGCGCTTAGTCTCATCGTATAAATGCTCCTCGGTCATGTACCGCTTAAGGCGTCGCAGGAGGTCCTCAGCCTTGGTCTGCGACTTTGAAACCAGGGCCACACGCAGGTCAGGGTTGAGGCAGATGCGATACAGGATGTACCCCAGACTGATGTGCGTTGACTTCCCGCTCTCCGGGAAGCCCGTAACAATTAGCTTGTTGATGTTACCATCTTCCAGTGCCTCAACGATGGGCTCCTGGTGAGGGTAGACCGACAGGTCGAGGTAGTCTAGCGCGAACTCCCGGTACGACATATACGAGATGTCCGGGTAGTCGCGGGCCTGCTCGTCCCGGTCGGGGTCGTCACCGCTGCGGACCTGCCGCGTCAGCTCCCCCCAGTCCTCGTCCCGCTCAGCATTCTTCTCATACCAGCCGCGCGACACACCAAGGAAGTCCACCGCGTCCTGGATGTTGTACCCATTACGCAGCAGCTCAACGAAGGCCTCCTTCGCCCACACCTTCCAGGCGGCTGTGCCCTTGTTCCCTTTGGGCGGCGGGAGGTAGACGTCAGGAAGGTCACGGACAACCTTGAAGGATTTAGCCCGGACCTTTCCTGTCGTTGTTGTTTTTACCACTGATACTCTCCAGGGCTAGCTCAATTTTTAGTAGTGCCTCTTGCAGCCGCACCGCTTCGGTCAGAGTACATGGGTATCCTAGGAGGACAGCACCTATTAACCTGCGGACCTTTTCGAGGTTGTCTACGGCGTTCATACATAGTATAACATAGTTAGACATTATTTTATTCCCGACTTCTGACGCCAGTTGTAAATCGTCTTTGGGGTGACGTTGATACGGGCTGCCTGCTCGGTCTGCGAACTGTTACGGAAATCATCGTCAGAACGCATAAGGTCCATCCAGAGCCCGAACCCCGTCGACGCCCGACCACCGACCGCCTTACCCGTAGCGTCTACAACTGCTTCCTCGACGTCCCAGTGAAAGTCTTCCTCAAAGCGAACATGAATATCGTCCGGCTCCGGCTTACCACGAAACTCACGCTGTACGTACAAGTACTTCTGCCCGTTGGTCTTTGTCTTCTTCTCGATGTAGATGTTGTTGGCGCCCCAGGCCCAGATCAGCTGTGACCCTAGAATTCGTTTGCCCCCGGCAGTGTTACCCTTGTTAGCGTGGTGCACTAGCACCACGCTCGCATCTGTCTCATTCTCAATCGTACTCAGCGTGTGGAGCACAGGCGCCACATCGTCCGGCTGTGTGAACCCGGAAGGGTTGATCTTGTAGAGCGGATCGATGAACACGTACCCCGCCCCGATCTCGTTGGCCTTGTTGACCACCATACCCATGCTGGCCTTGTCGGCCTGCCAGCCCGCGCGCACCGACATATAGAGCGGCAGCTCCGGCGCGTCCTCAAGCGGCACCCACACTTTCTCGAACCCCGTGTCCACAGCCCGCAGAGCTTGGTGCCCGTGCCCGGCCCTCTCCATCAGCTGGTAGAGCTGAGGCATGAGAATCGACATATTGTTCTCCTCCTGAATGAAGAGAACCGGACTCACAGTTCTTACCGGATAAATGCCCATGAAGTCCGTACCTGTGGCCAAGCTCACCGCCATGTCCAGCGCCAGCGTGGACTTGTACGTCTTCGGCTCACCGATGACCAGTCCACTCTCACCCTCAACCAGCCACTCATCAATCGCCCAGTGCGGCTCAACGTAGGGCTCAAGTAGTAGCTCCGATACAGCCTGCCAGTTAAGAGGCACGCGTCACCTCCAACCACACACGCTCGAACCGATTCTCGGGTTGCTCGCCAGGAGCGCATTGGTGCCCTGTTGGGTCGTAGTCGTTGCCGTATTTCAAGGCAGACCATTTCTCGCCACACGACAGGCATTGGATGTGTCCTTGTTGGAAGGTGCGTTCCCGCCCACCAGGACAATCAATAATTGGAGTACGGAGTTCAAGGGAGCAGTCGGGATCAAGGTGACATTGGGTCTTGCCAGGACGCACAATCTCTAACCCACAATCTGGACGGGCGCACTTCACTTCGTACATGCCCATCTCTTCCCATTCCTCAACGTCCTCTGGTGCCCATAGCTTGTGTGCTACCAAGAACCCGTGTTTGCATTTCTCGTACAGGGTGAGGGTTGGTGTATCAGACATCGGTCACCTCTTTGTATTTGCTGCGACCCGTCCACACTGACCACACGAACGGCCCCCTCCATTTCATAATGAACTGCCCCGACGGTGACACGAAGGTTTGCCATCGCCACCGCCAAGGTTTCCATTCGTAGGTGATGGTTGGTGTATCAGTCATGTCACCTCGTGCCCCGCAAGGTCCTGATGTATATGCAGCGCCACCATACTGAGCTGCGTAGCCACCTCAGCCTCTCTCCACTCACCGGACCGGAAATGTTGCTGTGCCTCAGCGAAGAAGTACTTGGCGTTTTCAAGAAAAGTCATATCTCTCTCTCCAGTAGATTTCAACTAGTATAACGCCCCTGACCTGCGGTTTATTCCCTTTCCGGAAAAGATTTCTGGTAAGAAAAGAACGGCCGGAGGAAACCGGAAAGGACCCCCCTATATATAGGGGGTCCTTTCCTTTCCGGTAACTAGTTACCATATAGGGGGTTACCTACTGTATTTCCGTCTAGATGATACATATGGACCCGAAAATGTATCATTAGCTGGGATTTTGGGGTTTCTGGGAATTTCCTGTACGTATGTCTCCTCGCTACGCTCGTCGCCGACTTACCTTCATGGGTCTTCGCAACTGCTTGTTGTTCTCCCTACATAGTGCTACATGCTCCTAACAGCCTGCTGCCTTCGCTGCTGCTACTATGTTTAAGCTTAAGCAGTGGGTCACAGCCTATCAGCTGTGGACAGAGTATCTATGTGTTGTATCCTGTACGCTGCTACTCGCAGCGTCCGCAGTACAGCAAAGCTGTACTTAGAAAGAAACGGTCCACGATGCGCCAGCGGGGCCCAGCACGTGAAGCACGTGCTACCCGCAAGGCGCTTGCCACCTGCAGGGCTTGGAGCCCTACAGCTGACAAAGTGGACCCTCGTAACCGCGACGTGCGGCCCCATCCTCCGAAGCGGAGAATGTCGGGTCCCAGTACGCTGAAGCAGCGTACTACCCGACTCGGGACCGCCCGTCACGCCACGTGCGGTATTACGGTCTACGGACAATCTCTCTCTCTGGTCCCGCGCATCCTACCGAGCCGTCAAGGTAGTATGCTCAGTCCTTCGTCCTTCACATCTCCACCTTGACTGCTCGCGCAAGCTGGGGCCCCGCACTCGCTAGCTTTGTACTATTCCACGCGCCATTTCACGTGCCATCTGGGCGGGTCCCCGCACCGAAGCGGTGCGACCCGCACTCAGATGGGACCTGCGAAGCGCAGGCACGCGAAACGGCACGCGGGCACAAAGCAGCCGTGCGACCCAGCTATCGAGAGCTAAGTTGTTGGGTAACCGCGTTC